GCTAATACAGTAGATACTTTAGTTAAAGGGCAAACATATTTAAATAATATATTTAAAAATGGGCTTGTTGGTAAAGCAGTAGTACAAACTACAAGTACAATTGAAGACGAAAAGATATTAAAGAAAATTCAATCTAAGTTTAGTAAATTATATTCAAATGATGGAAGAGTATTTACTGTTCCGGCCGGATTTAATGTAAGTTCTTTAAATCTTTCTTTAGCTGATGCAGAATATGAAGCTATAAGAAGATTAAGTAAAAAAGAATTATGTAGTGGGTTTAATTTACCATCTACAATTTTAAATGATTATGAGGATGTAAATTATAGTACGGGAGAACAACTTCAATTACAAATTTATTCTGATGCATTACAACCTATTATAATTCAAGTACAACAAGAATTTACTTATAAATACTTAAGTAAAAGTGATAGAGAAAAGTATGTAGTAGAGTTTGATGAAGATCAACTTTATAGAATGGATTATGAAACTAGAGTTAATTCAATTACGAAATTAGCTGATAATGGATTAACTACTAATGATGTTAGAAGAGAATTTGGTTATGAAACATTAGAGCATGAAGGAGCAGATGAAATACTTGTTACAAGTGGAAAGATGCCATTAAGTACATGTATTAATTACTATGATAAATCTGACACTGTGAAAGGAGGTGAGGATAGTGGAAATAAGAATGAATGATAAATCTATTGTAGTTGAAGGATATGTAAATACTGTTGCGAGAGATAGCAAAACTATACATTCTCCTAATGGTGATTTTGTTGAGCAAGTACTTCCAAGAACTTGGAGCAAGGCTCTTAGAAAAGCTGATGATGTAAAAATACTTTTTAATCATATTGAAAATAGAGAATTAGGTTCAATTGAAGCAGGAAATTTACAGTTAGTTGAAGATGCAATAGGATTAAGAGTTAAAGCAACTATTACAGATGAAGAAGTAATAGAAAAAGCTAAAAATGGTGAATTGAGAGGTTGGTCATTTGGGTTCTTAACTAATAGAGATACTTGGGAAAAAGTTAATGATAAACTTCAAAGAAGATATTTAACAGATATTGATTTGTTAGAGGTATCAATTTTAACTGTAGAACCGGCATATAGTGGTTGTTTAGCTGAAGTTAGAAAAGAAGGAAGTCTAGCAGAGGTAAGATTTAATCCGGATATTGTTAATGAGATTAAAAATAAAGATAATAATGAACTTGAAGAATTAAGAAAATTTAGTCAAGCAATAGAAGATATATTTAATTAAATAAATGGAGGGTTTCAAAATGAAAGCTAAAGAAATTAGATCTTTAATAGAAAAAACTAACAAGGAGTTACTTGAAGCTGTAAATCAAGAAAACTTAGATTTAGCAAAGGAAAAAAGAAGTGAAATTAAGAAGCTTACTAAGGAATTAGAAAAGGCAGAAGAGGAAGAAGATGAAGCTGAAAAAAGAAGCTTACAAACTCAAAAGAGGAATAAGGGAGGGGATGAAATGAATAAAGAAAAAAGAAGCTATGAGAATGCAGCAAAAGAATTAGCAGCAGGTAGAACTATTTCTACAAGAGCTATCCAAGTTTCTGGAGAATCTACAAAAGCAGTTGTACCAGAAGAATTCTTGAATGATTTAGAAACTTTAGAAGCTGGATATGGTTCATTAGAACAATATTGCGAAGTTATTCCGGTAACATCACTTACAGGGAAAAGACCAGTATCAGAATTAAGTGGGAAGCTTAATAAATTGACTCCAGGACAAAAGATTCCAGAGGGAGCTTTAACTTTCACTCAATTACAATATGATTGTAATGGATATGGTGAATTAGTTGCTGTAGATAATCAATTAGATGCAGATAGTGCAGTAGATTTATTTGGTGTTATAAAAGAAAATTTTGTAGTTAAATCAGTTAATACAAAAAATGAATTAATATTAGCACAAGTTGAAGCAAATAAAGAAAGTGATCCTATTTCTTTAGCTACTGGAAAAGTTGTAGATTTAATATGTGATGGAATTGATGCTTACAAACCTTCAGTAAGAAGATTTGTTAAAGTATTAGCTACAAGTGCTTTAAGATCTAAGCTTAAAAATGCTATGGTTTCTGATGGGCATAGGGATGATAGAATTACTGTAGAAAATGGGAAAGTATTTGTAGATGGTCATGAAGTAGTAGAATATGATTCAACACTTGGAAATGATGAAGCTTTAGGATATGTTGTTCCTATGAAAGCTATTAAGTTCTTTAAAAGAAAAGCAATTGAAATAGCAACATCTAATGAAGCATTTTTTGATTCAAATGCTCAAGCTATAAGAGTTGTAGAAAGGTTAGATGTTAAAGCTTTAGATAAAGAATTACTTAAATCTAAAAAAATAACAGCATAAGAGTGAGGTATATCCTTACTCTTTTTTATGCGAAGGGGGATAAATGTATACTATATTATCAAGTGATGAGTATAGAACAATATTAGCTAATAATCCTACAGAAGAGCAAATTGAAAAAATAAAAAAAGAAATTAATTCACAACTTCAGGATGTAATTTCATTTTGCAAAGTAGATTTAGATGATGTAGAAGAATTGATTGATATAGTTGATTTTACAGAAATTGCAGATATTTATATAGAAAGTACTGTTGGTCCAGACTTTAGAAAAAGTGAAAAAAATTTAAAGTTAGCAAGGATTTTACTTAGAAGACTTGTAAATTCTATGTATTTTAATCGTTCATATGAAATTGCTTCATCTGCTAAAACTGATATTATAACTAGAAACATTTTATCGAAATTATCTAATTTGGAGGAAATATAATGATACCAACAATTTTAGATAAAAAAATAAAATTTATTATAAATGAAGATAATGGAGAAGCTTTTTC